TCTGTAAATACAATTGCAGATTCATACGATACAGATCCTTCAACAGACTTTCACAAAATAGTTGCAGAAATGGCAGAGATACCTAGATCACAAGCTAAAGTAATCAATCTTGGTTTATTCTACGGCATGGGTAAAGCTAAACTACAAGCAGAGTTGGGTGTATCTAAATTTAAAGCAGAGGAATTGTTTGATAGATATCATTCAAAGGTTCCGTTTGTAAAACAATTAATGAGTGAAGTTATGAAAGCTGGTTCTAAAAAAGGTCAGATAAAAACTTTATTAGGTAGACGATGTAGGTTTCCTAAATACGAACCAATACTTAGAGGTTCTGACTGGGGTAAATATATACCACCGGAAGATGAAGAGCGTATGCAAGATTTACAAAAGATGGGTCCATACATAAAAGACGATGAAGGGGAAATGTTAAAAGACAAAGATGGTAATCCCAAAAAAAATTATTGGCATAACAATCCAACCCGTAGAGCATTTACATACAAAGCTTTGAATAAATTAATACAAGGATCAGCTGCCGACATGACAAAGAAAGCTATGTTAGAATTATACAAAGAAGGTATCACGCCACACATACAAGTGCATGATGAATTAGATATATCAGTTATTAATGATTTAGAAGCTGCTAAAATTAAAGATGTTATGGAAAACGCAGTTGACTTGAAAATACCAAATAAAGTAGACTATGAATCTGGTCCTAATTGGGGAAATATTTCTGACAAGATAAATGATAATATATAGAGAAGATAACTTTTTACAAAAAGATTACTGTGATCATTTAATAAATATTTTTAAAAATAATACATCATCTGCATACAGAGATACTTTTATTTTTAAATATGAAGATTTAAATGTTGTAGATAAAGTATCTAAAATATTTACAAATTATAATTTAAAAACTCCGGACAATATGGAAATAGTAGAGTGGCCCACTAATTCTAAAATGGACCCTCACCATGATGTTGGAGATAGCTTTGCTTTTATTATTTATTTAAATGATAATTTTGATGGTGGAGAGACTGTTATTGATGGTGTATCAATTAGACCTAAAATAGGTCGTTTAGTTTTATTTAGTAATGGTATATATAAACATGAAGTTAAAAAAGTTAACAAGGGGATTAGATATACTTTGATAGCATGGTATACAAAATGATTTATTATGGCTTATTTAAATGCAAACATACCACCCATCTACTGTAAGATAAGAAGAGAGTACTTATATGATCTTGAAAAACATAAAGGAGAGTCTGGTGATTGTGTTATCTTTGGTTTTACTTCCATTTCAGGTCGCGCATTACTATTTAACATTATGTTACCCAACGGTGCGTGCTATTGGCGTTTACCTATCTCAGCGTTTTTTCAAAAAGAATTTGAAAGAAAAGATGTACCTGATATGTCAGTTGATGAATTGGAACTATGGAATAGTTTTAGTTATCATCCTGCTGTTACTTGTTTTGATTGGTTAGATGGTATTAACGGAAAATATTTAGGAAGAGATAAAAAGTTTTACCAAGGTAAATATCTTTTTACTATTGACTGGGCTCACCCAGATGTTAACATATTAGATACGGAACATTCTGAGATTCCTCAAGAGCACAAGTGTGCACACATAATGGCCTTAAAGAATGGCAATTATGCAGCTCAGCCAAACAACAGAATAATTTGGCACGTTAACAGCTACACCACAGATAATGATTGGCCTGATTATAAGGTGCAAACTACTTACTGGGACGCTGAAGATGGAGACTGGGTTACTGAAGATTCAGATAGAATGTTTTATAACATTGAGGAGAAGAAAAAATGAAGTGTGAAAACTGTGGAATGGGGTTTATAATAACACCTATTAATGTAGATAAAGTGTGTCCACATTGTGGACATGTTCACGGTAATATACATAAGGAGGACAACATGATTAAAAAAATTTGGAATAAAATAAAAGAAATATCCAAAAGATTAATGTTTTGGACTAGATAATGAATTTAGTAGACTTATTAAAAAAGAATATAGTAATGGTTCCGGTCGTGGCGTCAGTCCTGGTCGGAACATTCACAGGTGTTAAGTATATTGTAAACTTAACAGATACAATCAATGCAAACCAAGCAGAGATACAAGAATTAAAAACGATGAGCATGGAAAATGTTCGAAGAGATATGGCTGTGTTAACAGATAATGTTAATACTGTTATTGCAAAATTAGAGAGAGCTGAAGGCACATGGGAAATGGCTGAAAACCTATATGAAATTCTAGCTGATAAAGTTAGACAAATGGAATACGATATTAAAGATCTCAACAGAGAAATAAATTATTAGGATGAACTATGGAGTGCGCCAAGATGAATTATTATTTTACTGGAATACTAATAGTTTTATTATGTCTTATAGCTTGGATGGGACCTGCGTATCCTAGAAACGAATATCTTAACAACAACGACAGGTGTGGAGAGTTTGAGGCTCGTATAGAAAATTATCAGAATGATACAAATTACAACTCTTCTGGTAGCACAGATTATAATAATGAAAATTGGAGATTTAATTTAGGTTTTAGAAAATATTTAGGCACAGACTGCAAAACGTCAAAAGAAAATATGCAGTTAAAACAACAACTAGAGTTGATGAAAATGTGTAACAAAGTAAATAGAAATCCAAGTCTTGCACAAAATCCAAACTTTACATTGCTAGTATCTAAATGCAGAGGTGTTATACCACAATCGATCGAGACAGAAACCATGCCTACAGGTAGTCTGTGGGACGATTTGAAAGAGGATTATATAAAAGAAAATCCGGACTCAAAAACTATGGATAACAATACCACATTAAAAGAGCCTCCAGAAGGATATATACTGCCTTTACCAAAACCAAAACAATGAAATATATTTTATCTTTAGTTATTTGTTCAAGTGTTAGTAGCACGTGTATGCCACCTGTTACATCTAATATAATGTACGAAAATACTTACAAATGTTTAATTGACGGATACAAAAATTCTATTAAAATAATAGAATCGATTGGAGAAGAAGAAGTTAATAAACATGATTTATACGCTAAGTTTGTTTGTATTGAACAGAAACAAAAAGAAAAAATAAATGAAGATATCTGAAAACACATCTGTAAGCATGCCTATCAGGAACATGTTAATGATAATCGCTGGCGTTGTGGCTGGCGTAATTGCATACACAGAGTTGACTGGGAGGCTGACCTCACTAGAAACATCACGTGAATTATTTGAAGCTGACCTGCTTAAGAAAAGTGAACAACTACCCACGGACCAAGAACAGTATATGTTGATTGAAGATCTTTATAAGACTGTAGAAAAAATGGAAGAAACTCAAGAACAAAATATGACAAACAAAGTTAATATAGAATTTTTAAGAGAGCAATTAGATAAAGCATTAAATGATATTGAAGATTTAAAAGATAAAGTTAGAGCAAATGGAAAGAGTGCACACTAATGCCTGAAATGATTGTAGCTTTACTTATGCTGGTCAATGGAGAGATCAAGGAGGCACGTATACAACCTTCATTTGGAAAATGTATGGAGCGAGGTCGTATTGCTAAACGTGATTTAAAACTTCTTGGCAAAACAAATATTAAATATTCCTGCATAAAATCTATGGCAGAATTAGAGGATAATATTGATGGATCTAAATCCATTAAAAAGTTAATATTAAAATAATGAAACTTACACGTAACTTCAGCCTTCAAGAGCTAACTAAATCAGATACTGCAATACGTAAAGGTATCGACAACGAACCTAACGCAGATCAAATAGATAAATTAAAAATGTTATGTGAAAAAGTTTTACAGCCGGTACGTGATCAGTTCGGCAGGGTAAAGGTGACTAGCGGCTACCGTTCACCTGAGTTGTGTGTTGCTATCGGTAGCAGTATTAATTCACAGCATGCCAAAGCCGAGGCTGTTGACTTCGAAGTGTTAGGTGTTGACAATGCAGAAGTTGCTGATTGGGTAAAAATGAATTGTGAAACAGACCAGCTGATACTCGAATACTATACACCTGGTGAACCTAACTCGGGTTGGATACATGCAAGTTGGATACCATTTCAACCAAGAGCTCAATACATGAGAGCGTACAGAGAAGATAAGAAAACTAAATACAAACCTATTACTGGAAAGGCTGTAGATCTTGTCTAAATCATTTAAAGTATTTCAAAGGATAGACACTGTTCATGGTTATTGCGAAGAGTGTGAAGAGGATTCAATACTCGTTGCAATTGTATCTGATTTTTATAGATGCACAAACTGTGGAGCAGACACTAGACAACACATTAATGGTAGTATAAGGTATTTAAAGTTAAGTGAAAGTGATAAAGCATACATAAAAGCAAATGGCCAAGAGAACATTTAAACATTTTACACCTAGAGATAAGCCTAAGAAAAGGCCCCGACGTCATAAAAAGAATTTAAATAAACATGCGAAACGCGATTATAAACCGTATAACCGACAAGGCCGACGAGCTAGCTAGGCAATACAACATATCCCAAAAGAAAAACTTGACAGTTCTTGTAAAATTATATAAATATCCTATATGATTGTATATAACAAAAGGAAAGATGATGACAGATATAAGTAAATACAAAAGTCTCGCAGTCGATCACGCCTGCTATGATAAGATTGATAAGATGACCAAGGTCCTGGCACCAGGGATCACCCTATCAAGAGCACAAGTGATTAGAATGTTAGTAGATGAGAAAGCAAAAAAGTTAAATGGCAAAATACGAAGTAAAAGCGGTTAACGTAATAGGAGAAAGCAAAGATCCTATTAAGTCTCTTTGGAGAAACGTTTTAATTGTAGCTCTAGAAGATGCAATAGGTAGAGGTTTTTATTCTTATGGTAGATTTTATCAAAGAAGATTTATGGAATCTGCTCGTAATTATTTTTTAGAACCTAATGCAGATTTTAAATCTGTTTGTACGTTCGCAGGTTTTGATCATGAGTATGTGAGAATGAAAGCAAAGAAATATTTTAAGGAGAAAGCAAATGAAAAGAAAGATTATCTGCAAAGTATGCAATGGTAATGGATTTGTTCGTGTGCCTTACGAACAAGCACGAGAGGAACAGTTTGCTAACTGTGAGTTTTGTGAAAGTCAAGGTGAAGTAGAAGAGGAGGAAGAACAGAATGATACAACCCAGTGACAAAGAAAAAATAAAATTTTTACAAGGCGTGTGTAAACGTGCAGGTAAACAAATTAAATTATTAAAAGATACAATAGTTAAACTAGAAAGAAGGTTAAATGAGAAGAGCAATACTTGATGCATTAGAAGCGCAGTACCAAGCTGACATTGCCCACGCTGATGCAACTTTAAAAATATATTTAGAAAGTTCTGTTGGTATTGGAGAACATCCTCAACATGTTGAAGAGTGTAACAAACTTGTTGATAAGATAGCGAATGCCAAAGAAAAATTAGAAGTTCTAAAAGAATTTGAGCCGGAGAAGTTATGATAAAAGGTGATAGTGAAGAGTATGATCTGTTAGAGAAGTGGGCTAAGTTTGATTGTCAAGGTCACTACAGTTGTGAGATAGGTGTACGTCAAGGACTTGGTTCTAAAATAATAATGGATAATATAGTAAATAATAAAACTCATGTAGGAATTGATCCTTATGGTAACTTGTCTTACCAACACTACGATAGAAAATATACTTTCTCATGGCCAGAGCGATGGCGTGGAGAATTTAAAGTAGACTACACTGATGAGATGAGAGATACATTGCTTAACGATTTTAAAGAGTATCGTAACAATGGTAAATTTGTATTAGCCAACATGACTGACACTATGTTTATGTGTCATCCTGATTGGAATGAAAAGACTTATGCGTTTGTACATTTTGACGGACCACACATGTCTAAAGATGTATTAACAGAAGCAGTTTGGTTTGCTAACCGAGCAGCGCCACGTGCACGATTTGTATTTGACGATACAGATAAATGCGAGATGAGTGTAATTGCATATGCAATGGAGTTGTTTGGATTTACTACCCATGGCATGGGCGATAAAAAATGTTTATTAGCCCGGAGTCTTAAATGAAATCAATAGTATGGATTGCCTTAATAATGTTATTTTTAACATCTTGTGCCAGAGATTTAAAGTTTGATGGTTTTAATCCAACAACAACAGCAATTAGATGGATAATACAAAATGATAGCAGAGACTGACAGAGCATATATTGCAGGTCTATTTGATGGTGAGGGTTCAATACATTTTAAACGTGGACCTGAAAAGAAAAAGAAACATAAAGGCGAAGGCCATCGCATATCAAATAGTTTAAGATTAAATATGGAAATAACCATGACCGATAAGTCTGTTTTGGTTTGGGTACATGAAGTCTTAGGTGTTGGCACTTTAACGGACAAGCCGCGTAAGGGTAAACGTAAAGACGGTACGCCGTATCTAAAACAATATAGATGGCGAGTTACATTTCGCGATGCCTTCTATGTGTGTTGT